GCTTGATTGCGAAAGAGTTGCGGCCGGTTCCGAACCGGCAAAAAAAGGCCGCAGTCCCGAGCGGGATGCGGCCTTTGTAAATCTGGCTCCCCGGGCCGGGTATTTGGTGGCAACCATTGTAACCAAGCCGTAAACCCAACGCATTGAAAATGCTTTTTAAACGCGATTTTGCTTGCCCATAATAACCAAGATATGTATTGACATACCGTACCCCAAAAGCGGGGAAATTGCGGGGAAGGTCAATGGGGAGCCATACTAAAAACGTCCTAACGGTGAAAGGAATCGCCGCCAGCAAGTCATTGAAATTGCGCGATGGCGGCGGGCTTTGGTTGGTGACCAAGGGAACCGGCCGATATTGGATTTTCAATTATAGCCTACACGGTCGCCGGCGCGAAATGGGTATCGGCCCGCTGCATTCTGTCAGCCTGGCCGAAGCCCGCGAGGCGGCGCACAAGGCGCGTGAAAAGGTGAGGGCGGGTATTGATCCAATTCGCGCCAAGCACGAGGATCAAGCCGCTTCCCCGGCGGTTGTCTTATTTGGGGCATATGCCGACCAGTTCATTGATCGCGCCGTCAAGGCCGGCAAGTGGCGCGGCGCGAAAACAGAAGCCCGCTGGCGCAACGCGATGACGAACCATGCGGCCGCGATCCGTGGGCGGCCGATCGGCGACATTGACATTCGGGATGTCAAAAAGGTGCTTGAGCCGCTTTGGGGCGTTAAGCAGGAAACCGCCGAAAAGCTGCGTGAATCGATCGAGCGTGTCCTTGATGCGGCCCGCGTGGATGGACACCGCACCGGCGAAAACCCCGCTGCATGGAAAGGAAATCTGGAGCACATCTTTCATAAGCCTAACAAGATTGCCGTTCGCCACCACCCCGCCATGCCTTACAGCGAAGTCCCGGCTTTCATGCGAAAGCTGGCAACGATTAAGGGCGTGGGCGCGAGGGCGCTGGAGTTCACAATCTTGACAGCAGTGCGCAGCGGCGAAACCCGCGGCGCAATGTGGGCGGAAATTGATATGGATGCGGCTGTATGGGCGATTCCTGCGATCCGGACAAAAACCGGCAAAGCGCATCGGGTGCCGCTTTCGGATGCAGCAATGGCCGTCCTAAGGGTGATGAGGGCGCAAAGCGTCAACGATCTTGTGTTTCCCGGTGTGCGGGCCGGGAAGCCTTTATCTGACGCCACATTGGCGACGGCACTAGAAGCAGCAGGTGGCGGGGACTTCACCCCGCACGGGTTCCGTTCAACCTTCCGCGACTGGGCTACAGAGATCGCCCATGCGCCGCGAGAGATCGCCGAGGCTGCACTGTCGCATGCGGTAGGTGATGCGGTTGAAAGAAGCTATGCGCGATCAGACGCGCTTGATCGACGGCGCGCGCTAATGGCGGAGTGGGCCAAATACGCCGCATAGCCGCAATGGTTGCTTGACAATTTTGTAGAATGGTATTAGCTAATTGGTTGCCTTGGATACAGGTAAGCCAATTATCCACGGATGTCAAGAAAATCGCAGAATTCTACAAGCCTGTCAAGCCCTAGAGGAGAAAAAATGCAAAACGCCGCAAATGATAATTTCCCCGTCCTGATTTCATTAAACGACGCTTGCCGCATGACATCAATGTCGCGCAGCATGTTGAACCGATACCGAGGCGAGGGACGGTTCCCCGTTGCAGTCGAGTTAGGCGATCGCCGTGTCGCTTTCGTGCGGGCGGAAGTGCAAGAATGGATCGCGGGTAAAATCGCCGGGAGGACCGCGGCATGAACATTAAGGACATCACGGACGCCAACATCCATGCAGAAATTGTCGAGCGGATAAGGCCAATCGCCAAGGACCGAATTGAAAGCCGCCGTCTTCACAGTATCGCCGATGTGGAGGAGTTCTTCATCGACATGAGCAAGGAAGGTGTTGGAGACGCTGCAATCATCATTGCCTGGGATGTTGCGAAGCAGGGGGCCGAATACGGCATCACCGCAATCCGCCCATTGCGCGAATGGGCCGAGCAGTACCGGCCTGAACTGCTTGCGCCGCCGCAGCGCACCTAAACCCACCCACCACCCCAAACAACTTGAAACTGCCGGAAAAGCACCGGCGGCAATGGAGGCATTTTGACTACAGATAGCGACAAACCTTATCGCGGCCGCCGCCTATCGTGGGCGGAGTTCTACCGCCAGCATCCGCATCTGAAGCCCGCGGACAATGACAATGACGACAAAAAGGAGCCGAAATGCGCATCATCCGCATCGAGCCGGAAAGCAAATTAAGCAACGGCAAATTTGAAACCGTCGCGAGTTTTGACGTCCAAGTCACAGACGACATCCGCCTGTGCGGCATGCGCTTGGCACGCCGCCCCGATGGAGGTTTCATCACATGGCCGCCCGCATCGGGCGGGCGCCGGCTGGCGACGTTCGCGCCGGAATTGGCGGCTGCAATAACGCAGGCCGCATGTAATGCATTCTATGGGGGGCACGCGATTGCCGGCACTTCTTACACAACCCGCTGAAACAACCAGCGCAGCCAACGACAATACGCCGGCGGAGCTTTATGAATTCGCGGCGCTTTACGACGGCACGATTAGCATGGGCAAGCTGTACGGTGCCACGGTCGACGGCTTCAAGGGTAATATCTTCAAGCAGGCAGGCGAATTTTGGTTCGAATGGGGACCGTCTTCATTGCGGTCCAGCCGCAAGATTGAATTACCCGAGAAAGCCCGCGACCCCCTGAATTTCGTCAACGCTTCACGCTTCGCACACCGGCCCGTGCCGGCCCGTGAGTGGTTCGTACCGGACCTTATACCGGCCCGAAATGTCACGATCCTGAACGGCGACGGGGGCGTGGGCAAGAGCCTGCTTGCACTACAGATTGCGGCCGCTGCCGCGATGGGCTGCGAGACGCTAGGCATGGAACCAACCGCCGATCGCGTCTTATACATCGGCGCGGAAGACGAAGCCGACGAGTTTCACCGGCGCTTGGCAGACATTACCGCCACCCTGGATCGCGACCTTGCCAGCTTGACCAGCTTGCAAGTCCTATCCCTTGCAGATTCCGACGCCATTCTGGCCGCGCCAGACAAAGCGGGCCGGATGCGCCCGACTGATTTATGGCGGGAGATTTGTGAACACGTCGAAAAATGGCGACCGCGTTTCGTCGTGCTTGACACCGCCGCCGATCTGTTTGGCGGCGAGGAGATCAAGCGGAACCATGTTCGAGCCTTTATTGCTATGCTGCGAAAGCTTGCGCTTGAAGGCGATCTGGCGATCTTGCTTCTTGCGCATCCGTCGCTGGACGGCATGCGTTCCGGCACCGGTTCGTCGGGTTCAACCGCCTGGAACAATTCCGTTCGTTCCCGTCTTTACCTGACCAAGCCCACCGGCGATGGTGCGGACCCCGATGCGCGTGTCTTGAAGACGATGAAAGCTAACTACGGCAAAGCCGGCGATGAAATCAAATTGAAATGGAAAGCGGGCGCGTTCATCCTTGACGATGGCAAGCCGTCACCGGCCAACGTGCTGCTGCAGGCGCGGGCCGAACGGATTTTCAAGGAGCTGCTAGGCAAGATCAACGATAGCGGCGATCGCGTGGCCAAGACGCCTGGTTTGAACTACGCGCCGAAGATCATGGCCAAGCGGCCCGACGCTGACGGCGTGAAAGTCAAGGAGTTTGAGGCGGCAATGAGTAGCTTGATGGCGGCCGGCGAGGTGGTTGTGAAGTGGGTTGGACCGCCGTCAAGGCAAAGGCAGATGCTTGATTTCAAGGATGCGGCATAGCTTCCACCCCTGCCTTCCACCCCCGTTCCACCCCCCTTCCACCCCCTGCCAGCCGGAGTGCCTACCACCCCCCCATCCCCCCCAGGGTGGGTGGTAGCACCCACCGGCGGGTGGAAACCCACCGGGTGCGACCACGCCACTTGAAGCCGTTTCAAGTGACAAACTAGATCAAGCGCGTCACCCAGTTTGCCAAAACCCCTTGGGCCTTGGAGAGCGCCAATATCGGCGGCCCGCCCCGGCGTGCCATCCGTATCATGTGATCGATCACATGATGGTGCGAAAGTCACTGTCATTGAATGACAGCACGGCCTGCGCCGTACCAACGAGGACAAGCGCCGGGCCGTTATGACGCTGTTGAACGATCCGGAGTGGGCGGCATGGAGCGATCGCGAAATCGCAAGGCGGGCGGGGGTGGGTGCACCGCTTGTTGGTGACATTCGCAAGGCTATCTGTAATCCGATTACAGATACACCGCGCCTAGTAGAACGCAACGGCACGACATACACCCAGAACACCGCAAACATCGGCCGGGCCGTTCGGGCAAAGCACCGCATGGAGGCCACGCAGAACAACAGTGCTGCTAAGGAAAAAATTCCACAGCAGCACCAAGAAAAGGGACAAGCCCGCGAAAAGGCGGCGACGGCGGTGGGTGTGAATGGGCGGTAATCGCCAGGGGCAGAGAACGGACTTAGCCGCATTTGCGGCTAAGTCAGGAAAGACGATAGACATGGCGGCCCAACGCATTCGCGCCCGCGCGATCCGGCGGACGGGCGAGTTGCTTAAGCAGATCGATAGGCCGGAAACCGGCGGAAGGCCAAAAAACGGTATGGACGCCCTTACCGTTTCAAGCGCCGCCCGCGATGCCGGGATGTCAAAGCATCAACAGGTGCAGGCGATCAGGGTGGCAAACGTGCCGGCATAAAAACTTTAGGAAAAAATGGCACTTTCCGCAAAGTTGTCACCTATACATGTGAAGGGGTTGTTTAAATTCCGCGAAGTTATCGCCTATATAAGTGAGAGGGTAGGAATTATGGAAAGTTGTTCCCTTTATAGGTAGGAGGGTGGCGCTTTCCGCGAGTTCGCCCCCTATATAGATGAAGCCCCAACTTCACAATTTTCCGCTGCGCGCAAGCCCATTATGTTGCATATATGTAACACTTTTTGGAAATGCGCAAAAATCTTGCCGGAAATCTGCGATTATTTTCCTAGAGACAGGCTTAAATGCCTTTCCCGTGCGGTATATATATGAAGGGGCCAAAACTTGCGGCCTACAAGTTATAACCTGATTGCCGCCAACCTTGGTAGTAGTAGGTAGCCAGTACGGACTCAAACCCCGCCAACCTTGGTAGTATTGAGGTATACCTCAAACGCCGCGCCGTGCGGTAGTAGTAGGACCACCCCCAAACACATCACCGCCGAGAATTCCGCCGCCGCCCAATCGGGTGGCTTTTTTTATACCCAAAACAAATTGGCGGTTAGCCGCCTGATGGGAGTGAAATGAATAGCAACATAAGAACGCCACCGATTGAAACGCCGGCCGATTGGTTTGGACACGACTTTGGCCTAACCGAAATCGTGGACTTCCTGAATATACCGCGAAAAACCGTCGAGGATTGGCTGGTAAAGGCACGCCTATGCGCGCCGTATCCTGGACAGAAGCGCGGGCGAAATCGCTTCTATGCGCCGCACCACGTGTATGCGCTGGCCTTGCTTGCCAAACTTCACAAAATCGGATGGCCGGTTAACCCCGGTACGATCGCCGGCGCATTCCGCGCCGCGGTTGATGCGTATGGCACGCCGCGAACGCCACAGCCCAACGAGACATGGGAAGTGATCGCCGAGGACGGCGCGCGCGTCGAGGTGGACGCGTGGCTTTGCTTCGTTGCCGTCAGGCACTGGGCAGAGCGTGAGCGGATGCGCCAGGCCGCCTAACCCGCCCCGGCAAAGGTACTCCGCCGCATTTTTTCAACGAATGCGGGTAGTACGGCCCGATTTCCCGATGTCTGCAAGGAAATTGAAATAAGATTTCTTTCCTATTGCGTTTGACGCAATAATCTTGCGCGAGTAACGCCAACCCTTTAATCCTAAAGCTTTTCGACGTGCCTGGCCGGCGCGGCGGCAAAGCTTTGATTTCCGAAAAAAGGAAATGAAAATGACAGAGACGCTTACGCGCGCCGCGCCTGGGCTATCAAGTCTAGACGCTGAAGCGCGCGAGATTGACGCTGTTCTAGCGTCGGAAACACCGGTTCGCCGGCGCGACTGGGAGAGCGGCGGATTCTTTGACGAGGTGCTTTCCTGCGCCCCGTCCGCGATCGACACCGCCCGGCTTGATAGCCTGGCCGTCCTTGATGGCCATCGCGACGGAAGTATTGAAAACCGCCTTGGCGCAGTCGTGCCGGGCAGTCTGCGCTTTGAAAAAGGCCAGGCGATCGTGCGGATCAAGCTTTCCAGAAACGCCAAAGCCGACGCCGTTCTTTCCGATCTGGCCGACGGAATGACGCTGAATACGTCGCTGGGCTACCGGATCACCGCTACCGAAAAAACAGAAGCCCCGCGCGGCGGCACGGCAACAGTACGCGCAACGCGCTGGGAACCATTGGAACTTTCCGTGGTGCAAATCCCCGCCGATCCCACTGCAAAAACACGTTCAATCGAAGGAAACGAAATGACTACCAAAACCGAAAAAACTACCCGATCGGCCGCCGACGAGGCGCGGATCATCGAAATCGCAACAATGGCCCGCATGAGCGAAATGGGCGCGGAAGCTGTGCGCAGCGGCGAAAGCCTTGCCGATTTTCGCGAGCGTCTGCTTGACGCGATGGCGGCCCGCGACGACGCGATGGCGATCGACACCATTTACCGCGAGCCGTCCCTTGGCAATCAGCGTAACCGCGCGGATGCCATGGCCGACGCCCTGATGTATCGAGTGGACCCGGCCCACAAACCGGCAAACGACGCCCGCGAGTTCGTCGGCCTTTCGCTTGGTGAACTTGCGCGGCGCTGCGTCGAGGCAACCGGCGCGGACACCCGCGGAATGAGCATGGCCGGTATCGTGACGCGCGGTCTGCATTCGACTTCCGATTTCCCGGCCCTTCTGGCGAACACCGCCGGCAAGCGGCTGCAAGCGGAATTTGCGGCGGTTCCTTCCGCGCTGAAACGAACGGCGCGCCAGTCGAGCGCCAAGGACTTCAAGCTTAAAACGCTGGTCAAGCTTTCGTCGGCGCCGGACCTTTTGAAGGTGAATGAAGGCGGCGAATTCAAGCGCGGCAGCGTGAGCGAAGCTTCGGAAAGCTACAAAATCGAAACTTTCGGCCGGATTTTCGGCATCACGCGCCAGGCGCTAGTTAATGACGACCTAGACGCCTTTATGTCGCTTTCGGCGAAAATGGGCGCGGCCGCTGGCGTGTTCGAGGCCAAAACGCTTTCGGAACTGGTCGAGGCAAACCCGGTGATGGCCGATGGCAATCCGGTTTTCCACGCCAGCCACGCCAACTTGACCGACGGCCCGCTATCGATCGAAAGCCTTTCGGCCGCGCGGCTTCTTTTCCGCCAGCAAGTCGGCCTTGCTTCCGATCTGGTCGATCTTTCGCCGCGGTATCTGATCGTGCCGGCAGCGCTTGAAACCACCGCCGAAAAGCTACTTGCGGACATCACCGCCGCGAAGACGGATGATGTACCAGCCGCCGCGCGTGGCCTTGAGCTTGTGGTCGAGCCGCGCCTGACGGACGCAACCGCCTGGTATCTTGCGGCGGCGCCAGGGCAGGCTGAAGGGCTGCAATACTCCTACCTTGAAGGACAAGAGGGGCCATTTTTCGAAACCCGCTATGGCTTCGACGTCGATGGCGTTGAGCTCAAAGTTCGGCTGGATTTCGGCGCGGCATTTGTGGATCACCGCGCCTGGGTGAAATCCAGCGGCGACGCTGTTTAATCAATAACTTAGCGGCGGCTTCCGGGCCGCCGCTTTCAATTTAACAACCGCGGAACCGCGGAAAGGAAAAACCATGAAAATTTTGGAATGGAAGAAACACCACGCGGAGTTCGGCACAGTGGGAATGTTCAGTGTCGTTTTGGACAATAATGTGATGCTTGCCGGTATCAAACTGGTCAGGCCGATGGAACGGCCCGGCGAACTATGGATGGCATTCCCGCAACTGGATTTCGACAAGATGAAGGCATTTTCGCTGCCGGCAACCTTGCGCAATGAAATCGGCAACCGGGCATCGGCGCTTTATTTTGCGACGACTGGCATTCAGTTGAAATACACGCCACCGCCGCGCAAGGACGCGGCGAAGCCGGAACCAAAACCGGAACCGGCCGACGACGCCGGCGTGCGCCGGGTGATCGGCGAAGACATCGAAGACGCACTCACGATTGCAGGAATGGGAGAATAATATGACAACCGTACAACTTTCACGCACGATCGCCCACGGGCCGCAGATTTTTGCATGCCTTAAATTCCGCCGGCCGGCGCTGGGCGACATGCAGATCGTCAACGCATTGGCCGAGACGAACGATTTTGACCACGCGGTCAAGCTTATTGCCCGACTTTGCAACATCCCGATCGAAGTTGCCGAGAAAATCGACGCCGACGATTTGGTTCCAGTCGTTGCGGCACTTGGCGAAATCTTGAACGGCATTCCGACAAACTTGCCCGCGCCGAAGGGGCCAACCCTACATTAATCGGAGGGCCTAATGGCCACACTAACCAGCATGTTGAAGTTGTCCCTTTTGGACAACTTCACCGGCCCCGCGCGCCGAGTCAACGGCGCGCTGGGGGGTCTTAATCGCCAATTCCAAAACATCGGCGCGCCGTTGCGCGGCATTACCGGCCAGTTGCTCGCCCTGGGCGCGGGGTACATTGGCGTGACGCGCGGCATCGGCGGAACCGCCGGCGCGGCCATAGAATTTGAATCTGCCTTTGCCGATGTCCGAAAAGTCGTTGACGCCAGCGATGAGCAGTTCGAAAACATGCGCCGCACAATTCGTCAAATGTCTAACGAGTTGCCGATTGCGGCAACCGACATTGCCGCGCTGTTTGCCGCGGCCGGCGAATCTGGCGTTGCCACAAATGACTTGAAGGCGTTTTCCGAGATGGCGGCCCGCGTTGGCATTGCTTTCGATATGTCGGCCGGCCAGGCGGGTGAATCGCTGGCGAAGCTGAAGACGCAGTTGGGGCTTACGGTTCCCGAAACCGGCGAACTGGCCGACGCGATCAACCACTTGTCGAACAACATGGCTTCGAAAGCCGCGGGCATTACGGATTACATGTTGCGCGTCGGTGCGCTTGCTGAAATGGGCGGTTTTGCCAAGGAGGAAATCGCCGCGATCGGCTCGGCCATGATAGCGGCCGGTGCGCAATCCGAGACTTCCGCGACGGCAATGCAAAATGTCGTCAAAGCAATGACGCGCGGATCATTCGCGAAGAAGAGCCAAAAAGAGGCCGCCGCGGCGCTCGGGCTTGATTTGCCGCTGATCGCCAAGCAAATGCAGAAGGACGCGCCGAAGGCGTTGAAAACTGTTTTGAAGGCGATCGCGAAGGCGCCTAAGCACAACCATATCGCCTTGCTTTCGCAGTTCTTCGGCGACGAGGCGAAGGCGTTCGCGCCGCTGATTGGCAACATCCAATTGCTGGATCGCGCGCTGGATAGCGTTTCCGACACCACCAAATACGCCGGCAGCGCATACCGTGAATATGTCGAGCGCGCCAAAACCACGGCTAACGTCCTTCAAATCCTACGCAACCGGTTCACGAACCTGGGCGCATCGATCGGCGATTCAATGTTGCCGCATATCAAGGCGGCGGCGATCGAAATCGGCCAAATCTTCGATACCCTGGGCGAGCGGGTTACGGTATTCGACAAGATCGGCACGGCAATCCAGGGCTTCGCATCGGGGCTAAGCGGCGGCGGTACTTTCCGGCAAATTCTTGACGATCTCAAGGAGTTGTTTTTCGGCAAGGTTGACGGCTCCGGCGCGGCCGACGAACTCGGCCGGGTTTTCGTTAAGTTCAAAGATTGGGGAAAGTCCGTCCGCGAGTTTTCGGCGGCCGTTCGCGACAATCCTATTTCGCGGTTCATGACTGATTTGGCCGCGGCCATCGGCGTGTTGGCGATTTCAAAATGGGCGCGGCTGTTCGCCGTTGCGGCTGGTATCAAGGCGCTGATTGACGCCGTAAAAGGCGCAAGTTCGATCGGCGAATTTGTCGATAACCTAAAGAAGCTTTCAACGCTTGAGTGGCTTGGCATTGGTGCGGGCATTTTGTTCGCGACGAAGAAGATCAACGACATGACGCGGGCCATGCGCAACTTGAACCGCGCCACGGCGAAAGCAGGCGGCAAGCCAAAAGCAGGCCCGGCCACGGGCGCACCATCGGGAACACCGGCCACGGCAAGCCCGAAGGCTTCGGCGGGCTTGCGTTGGCGCGATGGCCTGGGGCTGTTCAACGCTTTTGCGCTTATCGATTCGATTCCTAGCGATCCAGACGAACTTCAAAAGTTCATGAAGCGCGGCGCGGCCCGATCCGCGGAGTGGAACAAGTGGCTAGAGAACAACGTCGGCACGCCCCGGTCCTGGCTGGGGATGGACGGCGTTAAGCCGAAAGACCCCGATCAATTTTCGTCCGGCGCGTACTTGCGAGATTTGCAAAGCACCATCCCAACGCTACCAGCGCCACGAACCGGCCCCGAGCCGATTACGATGGACGCGATCAACCAGGCTTTGCGCCCACAAGGCACTCAGGATGTCCGGGTGACGAATCCGGTTCCGCCCGTTGTGAACCAGTCGAACGTGTTCAACATAACCGAGGCCGCCAACGCACAAGCAACGGCCGGTGCGGTTGCGGCGCAGATCGGTGAGGCGTCGCGGTCCGGTGTCGAGGCTGGTTATATGGATGCTCAGTGATTATTGGCAGGTCTTACGTTTACGTAAGGCTTGCCAAATTTTACAAATTTGTCAAAATAATTCAATGGGTTAGGTCATTTTTGGGCTTGACCTTTTTGTACGGTTCCGGCACCTTGTCTTCATCGAAACAAGGAGGCGGAAGCCATGGACACAGCAGCAGACCGGCACGCAAGAAACTCGGAAAGATATGTTTTGATGGAATCGACCGTGCGCAGCCTGTGCGCATTGACGGTTGCCGCCGATCGGATGGCGGGTGTCATCGATGAATACGAGGACGAAGAACTACGCGCACTTCGCAATGTCATCGACCTAGCGAACATTGAAGCGCGAAAGCTGGCGGGCGCATACAGATAAGGTTTCGCCCCTGTATCGGTCCGGGTCTTCTACCCCGCGAAACCGTAATGGACGGATGATGGTTCGATTCCAGCCAGGGGCTCCAAAATTGCGACGGCTAAGCACCACCTCTAGCCGGCCACCAACCGGGCCAAACCGTCGCGCCGCGCTCCTGAAAAGTGAGCGCGGCACCCATTCGGCGCAAGCCGAATCGCTTGTCGGGCCGATCGCCATGCGCAAACCGAGGAACACCCGCCCGACAGGCGACACAATTACGGGGCAGGGCACCCAAAAAGTGCTTGCCAAAAGCGGGGAGGGATTGCGGGGAAGAAAGCCCTTGTTTCTGGAAACATCAACAAAAACAAGTGCTTATCTAAGAAAATGGCTCCCCGGGCCGGATTCGAACCAGCGACCGATCGATTAACAGTCGATTGCTCTACCACTGAGCTACCGGGGATCACCGCGTCAAGCAGCGTGGGGGGCCTATAACAAATGCCTCTCTGATTTGCCAAGCGGTTTTTGAAGAAAATGTGTCGATCTTGCGAAGTCCGCTTCCAAAGC